ATTTATGTGTTTGGATGCACTGGAGGGTTTTTAGCCAGCTCCACTGATGCTGTTACTTGGACATCTAGAACAAGCCAAACAACAAGCACAATCAATACAATTACTTATGGAACTGTATATGTGTATGGAGCTGGTGGTGGAAGAGTTGCAAGTTCTACCGACGCCACAACTTGGGTTAATAGAACCAGTGGTACAACCAGCACAATTCTTTCTGTGGTATTTGCAAACAGCCTATATGTTTATGCAGGGGTAGGGGGAACTTTAGCAACCTCTACTGATGCTACAACCTGGACAAGCAGAACCAGCGGCACAGCCTCAAATATTTACGGATTAGCTTATGATGGGGTTAAATGGACTGCTATTGGTCAAGCTTTTGCTTTAACTTCTACTGATGCGATTACCTGGACGACTATTACTCAATCTGGAACAAACCAAGCTCTACAAGGTTTGACTTATGGTGGTGGATTATATGTCACTGGGGGTGGAGCAGGAACTCTTTTAACTTCCACAGACGCCACAACCTGGACAAGCAGAACAAGTAATACAGCTTCTCAAATAAATGCATTAACTTTTGGGACTGTTTATGTTTATTCCACTCAGGGAGGCGGTATTGGTTCATCTACAGATGCCATCACCTGGACGGCAAGATCTAGTGGAACGACAAGCAGTCTTTTCGGATTAGCTTATGGGGGTACTTATGTATCTGTAGGGGCAACAGGAGCTGCATTGACATCAACAGACGCTACAACCTGGACAACACTATCAGGTTTAGTAACTACCCAAACACTAAAGTCTGTAATTTTTGGTGGTTCGTTGTATGTGACAGCAGGATTTAATGGTGTGCTTTTTACTTCTTCAGATTCTGTTACCTGGACTTCTCAAACAAGCAACACAACCTCTTCATTAAACAGTTTGGGTTATGGAACTTATTACGTAGCAGTAGGTGAAGGAGGAGCAATAATTAGCTCTAGCGGAACTTATCCTTATAACTCCGCAACACAATTTCAGTTGCCAACTGATGCAGGAATCGGTATAACCACGGAGTTAACAACTAATTTTAAAAGATCACTTTTCATAAGGGCTACATAATGAATTCAAAACTTTTTATAGCTACACCAGCATTCGATGGGAAAGTTCACGTTCCTTTCGCTATAGCTTTAGCTGAAACTTTTGTTTTGTGTGCAAAAAATCATATCAATGTTGAGTACAGGGTTTTAACCACTGGATCTCTTTTGTGTGCTGAGAGAAATAGATTAATAAAAGCATTCTTAGAATCCGATTGTACTCATATGCTTTGCATTGATTCCGATCTAGGATGGCCACCAGAAGCTGTGATAGCTTTATTGAAAAAACAAGAGCATTTTATCGCAGGATGTTATCCAACAAGAACTGACAAAGCTTTCCTTTTTAGACCAGTAGTAAACGAAGACCAGTCTTTGGTGGTTAATAAAGAAAAGGGTCTAGTGCAGATGAGTTATATTCCAGCAGGATTCATGCTTCTGACTAGAGAGATGATTGAAAAAATGGTACAAGACAATCCAGATAGAAATTTTGTTCCTAAAGATCCCGCAAATCCTTCAGGATGTGCTTTATTTAATACCGAGATTTATGAAGGGGAGTTTTGGGGAGAAGATTATGTGTTTTGTCGTCTAGCTAGACAATCAGGATTCCAGATCTGGGTAGACCCAATGATTCAGTTTAACCACGCAGGAAACATAGGAATGTTAGCTGAAGTGTTGACAGACAAACCACCCGAAGAAACCGCAGCAGAAAAAGAAAAAAGGATATTAAAATGCCTCTAGTTAAAGGAAAAAAAGCTAGCTCAAAGAAAGGTTTTTCAGAGAATGTAAAAAGAGAAATACATGAAGGAAAACCACAAAAACAAGCCGTTGCGATCGCTTATTCGGAAGCTCGCAGGGGCAAAGAAAAAAAGAAGGCTAAATAATGGACAAGAAAATTAAAAAGATAGAAAAAGGCACAGCTAAACTCATGAAAGAAGAGAAGTCTCTCATGAAAGAAGACCACAAAAGAGATAAGGTTTGTAAGATGGGCGAAAAAATGATGAAGAAAAAAGCTAAATAGTATAAAACTATATTTGAAGACTCCTATAGTTTTCCTTTCGTTTCTCCTTAAGGTGGAGTGTTAAGGGCAGCGTGCGCATTCGTTGCCCTTAATTTTTAGAACGGAAATTCAAAACCCTCATTATCATTATGAACAGGTTCAGAACATTTAGCTTCTATAGCCTTCACACATTCTTCTAAGAACAGCTTTTGATGATCAGGGTTTCTATACTTCATCATAGGAGCATATTTCTTTTCTCCTGCCTCATTAGTAAATTCATTAGAAGGTAAGCTAACCCAGCGTCTACCATCCTTTTGATAGAGCTTGCATCCATAAATTTCTTGCCCCGTTTTAGGTACAAAGATATCTGCAAAACCTAAAAAAGCCCCTTTGTTAATGGCTTTATATTTTATACACTCAATCATGGCAAATCCTCCAGCTATTGATTGATCCTTTTCTATATTTATCTAGATCCACACCTTTAAGTTCAGGAATCTTCGTATAGTCTACATTTCCTTTTCTCATAACTTGACACAATGATACACCTGCACCCTTCGTATTTGATTCTCCACTTAAGAATATAAGCTGTTTTCTGTACTCGGCTTCGCTTTCTTCTAGTTCTTTTATCTGGGATGTTATCTCTATCCACCGTTCGGCACATTTTATCCATATATCATCATTCCTCTGTATATAATCACCTTCAGCAGGTTCTGGCGGCGTGCCTGTTATAAGGCATTGGTAAAATTTCTTCTCTTCCTCTACCATTCTTTCAATATACTCATCATCTCTTTTCACTATAACTGTCACACCCTCTATACCATCAAAGCTAAAATAGTACATTTCATTTACATCACAGACATACATTTGATGTTGTAACTGAGGATAATAATGATCAGGAGTTTTACCAGAAACAGCAGCAGTATGATCTTTCTCTCCTGGGCATTTGATTTCTACAACGTGCTTTCTTGAACAATCAATACCATCAAGTGATGCCATAGCCCAGTCTTTTACTATGACTTTAGGCTCAACGTGTATTCCGTGCCTGAGGATGAATAAATCACGTGCGATAGGCTCTAAATCCACCCCCCTTTGCATTCTCGCGTTAGGGGCCATTGGCGGGTCATTAGAGAGCTTTTCGTGATATAGCTGTATCCTTGTCTTCCAATGAGACGCTCCCATGATTACGGAAGCGTCTGTGGCTGTTATCTTTGTTTTACGTAAAGCGTGCCATTCTGGCGTGCCTTGTTCTAGATCAATTATTTCTGCTTTTACTGCTGTCATATGCTAACCTTCTTTCTAAATATTCTATGTGGCTTGTGAGCTTTACTATTTTTTCGGCCAAAATCCCTGCCAACAATTCGGCAGGGCTGTCCGTCATCTCTAGCCATTCCGAGGCGTTTTCTTGAACTTGTCTAATAACTTCTGTTCCAGTCATTGAACCTCCGAAGCTATTAATTCAGGTTGTGCCTCCGCTCTTTGTTTTGCGTGGTTTTGCTCCATATTTTTAACAGCAGCACTTTTCATTCTGTCGAATATATCAGCAGGCAAGTTAGACAGGTTATCTGTGTTATATTGCTTTCTGAGATAGTCGTAGACCCATGCTTTATATTTTTCGTCACATTCGTTTAATATCATATCTAGATCAGCAGCCTGTTCAAGAGATATTCTAGGCGTGATTTCTTCAACATCAGCTTGTGCCATTTCTTCTTTTGTGTAGACACCTGACATCTCCGCAGGGAATGCTTTACGCAGTGCTTGAGCCTCTGCGCATTTAGCTAACATTGTTCTCTGCATGTTCACCCACATACCTGTAGGCTTCTTTTCACCCGTTTGACGATCTACAAATGTTTGGCAGTATTCATCTAAATAAGCGCTTGCAGACACTGTGTGCCATGTGCCGTCTTTAGTTTGCTTCTTGATGTAAGCGGTGGCGGAAGTTAAACCCCCATTATTATCATAAACGTATGTAGGTTCAGGGCCTGGAGCATAACGCTCTGTTCTTTCAGCTATCAGTCGATATCCATCGATACCTGTCTGTATGGTCATGGTCTCGCCCCATGTACCATCAGGCTTTTTGCTCTTCCTTTTAACTGCATAGATCTGTCTCATGAAAGGATCTAGCTGTGTTTTGGCACAAGCCATAATGAAAACCTCAAACTCCTCATTACTCACCCCTTTGCAAATTGAGTTTTTTAGGATATCAATCTGCTTGGAGTTAAAGTGGGTTGCTGTTGCTGGAACAGACTCGTTTTGAGTGATAAGGACCTGTGTTTTAGTCATATTGTCTCCTGTTTGGTTGCTACTAAACGTTTTTTTAACTCCAGATGAAGATTGATTTAAACCAACAGCAGCAATATGATTAGTGCCGCAGCGGCTCGAATTTAGTCTTGGCGGACCATCACTCTGATGTTTTCCTGGCGCTGCAAATTCTTTTGCGAAAGACATTCTCACTCCTTATATTTCAAAAAATTTATTTTACTGTCACTCTCTTTTATTTCGTTCATTTAACAACTCAGTTTTCGTTGTTGTGACAAAGTGTAACCTTGTGACTAAATTTAAGCAAGAGAAAAAACACACCTTTTTGTGTAATCTGTAAAACTCAGCAATTCGTTGAAGAAAAATCCAGAACCTGTCATAACAAGAAGCGAAAAAACCAACAGGAGGTGCAAATATGGAGGTTTCTAACCTGAAATCTTACTTGGCAAATATAGACATGACCCTGAAAGATTTCTGTGAAATCATTGATGCTGACGACAAACATATGTCTAAATTGATGCACGGAAAGGCGAATGCTAGCCACCGATTAGCAAAGGATGTAAGACAAGCGACAGGTGGACTGATTGAGTTAAAGGTTAGGCTTAGAAAAAAGGACATAAGAAAGCAAGAGCAGCAGCAAAAACAAGCACGCTCCGCCTAGGTTAGGCTCTTTTGGTGGCAATCCATAAGACGCGGTAGAATGCAAGCACTCCACAGGTTCTTGACAAATATTTTCTTTCATCTATACTCCTAATCACCAGGTTATAGAGAAAAGCTAAAATATTTGATATAAAGTATTTGCGATTTTTTTTATATTTTGTTGCTTATATTTAAAAAAATATCGTAAAGAAAGAGCAGCAAACAAGGAGTGTTGCTATGCTTATCCGCCAAGACTTTCATGAACAACCACAGCTCCCACCTCGTCTGTTTTTAGAACAGATAATGGATGGATTAGCTAAAGCTTATTGCTTCTTATGGGATCATAAGAACGATGAGAATAAATTTATGATATCCTGGAAAGATTTATCCAGGCATTATAATAAGAATGCTTTTCGTTCAAGTTTGAGAAAACTCAATAACGAAGGCTTGTTGAATTACGAAGAATCTGATGATGGAGTCTCGATCGAATTGGTTGGTTGGGATGAAGTTGCTTCTGAGTGTTAAGAGAAGCGTGCTGCGCTTATTAGGCGCAGCATAAAAGATATGTAAAACACACGTGCATTCTGAGAACGGTAATTCTCAGAGGCACAAAGAACACAAGAAGGATTAGCGACCTATGGTTCTGTCAGACAGTCTATCATGCCAGCTATTTTTCTTCTACATTCTTTGTGTAACAAAAAAATACTTTACAAAGAAAGGAAAAAATCATGCGTATGCGCACAACGCGGACAGAGAAGTATTTCACTGTTTCAAACCAAACAGCACAAGACAATAATTTATCTTTTGAGGCTTTAGGTCTTTTAACTTATTGTCTGTCCATGCCATTAGAATGGGACTTCCACCCAAAGGTTATTTGGAAATCCAGAAACTGTGGCAGAGATTCTTGTTATGAAATGTTCAACGAACTTATTCGTTCATATCATTGTATTCGGGTAAGAAAACCAAACCCAAAAATCAAGAATTTGGCTGGAGAAATTGAGTACGAAATATTCGATGACGTGGAAGATTGTAAGAAAAGGATTTTCGTGTTAGAAAAAACGGACAATTTCTTAGAACACGGAGGAAATTTCAATAAATCTTTTCGACGTCCTAGTTCTCAGGATACCGAGTTAGGGGAAACCGAAAACCAGGACCTATTAAAAGAAACCAGGATATAAAAGAAACACCTATGCAAAAGAAACAGCAGCAAGCAAAGCCAATTCTTCCTGCTGCTGCTGTTTCTTTTTACAAAGAATTGAAAGACGTTGATATTCCTCTTAGCGATAAGATTGAAATCTCCAAAGCTTATCCTGTCGAAAATGTTAAGCACGCTCTTCTTTGGCTGCAGAAAAATGAAAAGCCTTTACACAAACCAATAGCTGCCGTCTTGAAATGGGCATCTAAAAATCTTCCTGATATTCCTAAAGAAAAGGTAATAGAAAAATCTCCTATAGACCCAGCTCCTTTCAACAAGACTTACTATAGAGACCTAAACACTATCGCTGCAAAGAACGGTATTAGACTTTACAACGAAGGACTGAGAGAGGGAACAAGTGAATATCTGGAAACAGAAAACGACAGAATATACTATAAAGACATGTCTTTCTTAGAGCAGGTTGCTAATTATTTACGAAAGAAATCTCTGGATTGCCGAAACGTTTATGAGATGATCAAGGTCTGTCAAAAAGACCTGGTTAAACAATTATGTTAAAGAAAATAACATGGCAGATACCGCTTTCTACGGTTAGCGAATCGAACTGTTCTGAGAATAGGTGGGTAAAAAGTAAGCGCCACGCCACACAGCAGCTCTTTATACGGGCTCTTTTTAATCGGGAGACTAAAGACATACCTTTGCCATGTAACGTGATCCTAACGCGAATAAGCCCCAGATTCTTGGATGATGATAATTTGCCTATGAGCATGAAGTGGATTAGGGACGAAATAGGAGCCTGCCTATTCCCTGATAAAGTCGTTATCTATAAGAAAAAAAGTGGCAAGTATGCCAGCAACAAAGGCCACGCCGACTCTGACCCGCGAGTTAAATGGATATATGCTCAAGAGAAAGGTCAAGCGCTAGGCATTAGAATTGAATTCGAGTCCTGTGAGTGACAGATATTTCTTTCTAGGATTTCTAGCCTCCTCTCTAGATCTGTAGTTTTTCTAACTAACTCTCCGTTTTTAGCAAACAGACTTTTGCGCACCTTATTCGTACTTTCACGAATATCTTCCACATCTTTTTTTATGAAGGACATGTCCGTTTCTTCAAAGAAATCTAACTGTATCGTAGCCATTCGTCACCTCTTGACGAGGAGTTTATAGAAGAGAAATAAAAAAAACAACTGAAGAAAAAAGTTGATATATGTTAGAAGTAAAAATTAACAAGGAGTGACAAATGAACGACGATGTGAAAAAACCACCTTATTGGTCTATACGCGAGATTCCAATCAAAGACATCAAAGAAAACCCAAAGAACCCGCGTTATATAAAAAAGGATATGCTCGATCATCTTGACAGGAACATCTCTACCTATGGATTGGTAGATAGACCTATCATTAATCAGAATATGGTCTTGATTGGTGGACATCAACGGGTGCGACTACTAAAGAGAAAGAAGCACAAAACAGTCGAATGTATGGTCCCTGATCGATTATTATCAGACTTTGAGGCGGACGACCTTCTTATTGGCTTGAATCTTCATAAAGGAGATTGGGATTACGAACACATGGCTAACCACTGGGATGTGATTGATCTACTAAACAAAGGCTTTTCAGAACAGCAACTACTAGATCAAGCTAAGAAAGCAGAAGAAGTGCTATCTGAGGGAAAAGAAGAAAAAGCAGCAGCAAAGAAGAAGAAAACATGCCCTAACTGTGGATGTGAATTTTGATGTATAACAGATCGTTACCTAGAGAAGGGCAAAAAGGATTCAAAAGCCTAAGAGACTTCACGGATGAAGAGCTTATTTATTACATAAATAATAATGAGACAACTGATTTCTCTCGTTTAACGGGTGCTATGTCTGAGATTTTACGGAGAATGAACGAAAAGAATCCTATTTTACCAAAGAAAGACCAAACTGACTTGGCCAACCCTATAACACCATAAGGAAATAAAATGAAAATAAACCCAAGAAACGGCTACGTATTGGTGTCAAACCAAGACATAGTAGAAGAAAAGAAACCAGGATCACTAATTCTCACCACAGAAGAGAAGAAGAAGACCTACTTAAGAGTAGAAAGCGATGGGGTACATTACATCACAGGACAGTGTGTTTTTGCGCAACCTTTTAAGTCTAAGATGCAGATTGATGAGAACCTATTTCTGATCAATGAAGACGATATAGTAGCTAGCTTCATATTATAAAGATTATGAGGTTATTTTTACAGAGGAGAAGAAGGAAAATGCAATCATTGACTGAGATCGTGGGAATGATCTGTCTTGCAGCAGTGTGGATAACATTCATCATAAGGGTGTCTAGATGAATTGGGAAGATCGACAAGTATTTCGAAGCATAGCAAGAGCTTTATGGTTCATCTTTTGGCTTCTATTACTAAAGGGGTTTCATGGATAAAACAGATATTCCAAAAGATCAATGGACGCAAATCCCTGACGCCCAATTAGCAAAAAAGGGATTAACTCAATATGTCTATGTTCCCTCAAATTATCTAGGTCCAATTGCCATAGATGCAAAAGTTGAGGTGGAATGGGGAGGGTCTCTTAGATGCATAACTTCAGATGGTAGAAATGTAAATATTGCCGACGAACTTAACAGATTGGAAAGGAAGAAATAATGTGTGCTGAATGCCAAGTAAAGAAACCTGAATGGCCGCCGAGGCATATATGATGGAAAATATGTGGGTGATACTAACCAATCCATACAATGCAGTAACTGATTGTTTTTTAAACACTTTTAATATAAAAAGACACCTAACTAAAAAACATTTGATAAAAATAGCAGAGGACTTAAAACGGAATAAATTGGAGAAAGAGAAAAATGGAATGGGTTAGTGTTAAGAGCGCATATCCAAAACAGGAAGGTTACTATCGGTGCTGGTGCTTAAGTTTTACTAAGCCTATAAAGTGTAAGTTTAGTAAGGCTAGAAACGGTCCTTGGGAATGGGTGCCTGTATTGTTCTTACATAATGGAAGGGTACCTTTTGTTGTGTATTGGGAGAGAAAGTAAAATGGAATGGATTAAGATCACCCCACATGATACGCCACCAACTGGCGAGTTTCTTCTTTCTGACCAACATGATTGCGTTTATGTTGGGGCAACAGCGCGCGACTATTACGATGCTGTTTATTGGTGCCCAATGCCTGAATATCCGAAGGATCATGTTTTTTGTGTTTGGGAGTATAAATAATGATGGAATGGATTAGCGTTGATGATGCGTTGCCAGAACAATATGATCACGTTTTAGTAGGGGATGGCAAAACCGTAACCACATCATATTTTCAAGATGGGGAATTTGTGGCAACGGAAGTGGATATTGTAATAACGCATTGGATGCCCTTACCTGATTTTCCTGTGTCACAATAGGGTACTCCCTATCTAACACATCCATTAAAATAATAGCTGTTGTGTTAGGTAGGTTGTTTTTTTTGGTGTTGACAAAATGTGCGCATATGTCGTATAGTTAGAATAACAAACAAGGAGAATATATATGAAAGATGTGATGGATGAACTAAAAAAAATTGCAGAAAAGAAAATGGGAATGCCTTGGAGTGAAATAATGAAACAGGCAGACAAAGATACGGCAGCTCAAAAAAAGAAAAAAGATCCAATTGCTGAAGCGCATAAAAAATCCAGTATATCCCCAAAAAAAATGTTCAATGAAAGTATGGGTAAATTGAACAAGTTATCTAAAAAAGAGAAGAAATGAAAGAAACAACCGCATTTGAAACATGGATGCGAAATCAAGTCAAGAAACAAAAAAACATCGAAGATCAAGAAATATTAGATCAGATGTTGGAAGCGCTTCGGAAAAAGAACGAAGCACAAAAACAGCACCAAATTGGTGATTTGACCGAGAAACTAGAAAAAGCGAGAAGGTAAAATGGAATGGCTACAAGTGTTAAGTTTATTTTTAGCAAACGCTGGTCTAATTCTTTGGTTTAGAACTGAGTCCAGGAATGATTGGAGGCATATGGATATAAAACTAGATGCATTCATGAAGGAAGTGCAAGAAGAAAGAAAAGAATTCCACGGTAGACTAGAAAAAATAGAACAGGAGTTCAAAGGTAAACTTGCACTTCAAGACCAAGAATATAAAAACCATTTAGTACAATATCACATGCAGGCAACGAAATAAAAATGACAGGCAAACGAATAGGGTATATTCGAGTTAGCACGACAGACCAAAATCCTGATCGTCAGCTCGAAAGCATCCCACTGGATAAGAAGTTCATAGATTATGCATCCGCCAAGTCAACTAATCGTCCTCAACTGACAGCAATGTTAGAGTTCGTTAGAGAGGATGACATTGTTATCGTCCATAGCATGGATCGACTGGCCAGAAATGTTAAAGATTTAAAATCTCTTGTTGACGATCTATTGCAAAAGAAGATACAAATCCATTTTATGAAAGAGAACCTTCAATTTCAGGGTCAGAACTCAGCATTAGCTAATTTGATGCTTCATATGATGGGTGCATTTGCTGAGTTTGAATATGCGTTTATCCGAGAAAGACAGCGAGAAGGCATCGAAATTGCTAAAAAAAAAGGTAAATTCAAGGGAATGACCAAGAAATTGGATTCCGAAAAAGTTGAAATCCTGAAAAAAGATTTGCTTACAAGAAAGAGCAAAACCCAAATAGCTCTTGATTTAGGGATCTCTAGATTCACTCTCTATCGATACATGGCTAGAATCAAAGAAGAGGAGGACAAATGCAACCCCCAAGCGGACTTGTCTACACAGGAAGAGTTATTGCTCTAGAAGAAATCCCTAATGCTGACTTTATCGCATGCGCAACGGTTGTGTGTGGCAAAGGAGGGAAGTGGAAAGGAGTTGTACGAAAAGCTGAAAGCGATATTGGACTACTTGTAACGGTTTACCTTCCAGATGCTCTTATTACTGTCGGACATGCCAACATGTATGGCATGGGGTTCATGAGTTCATCCAATTATAGAGTAAAGATGCGTCGATTCAAAGGCGCACCTAGCGAAGTAGTTATCATGCCTCTTCAAATTGCAGGGGGAGATGTTGGCACTGATTGCACTGAAATGTTTGGTGTTACCAAGTATCATAAGCCAGTCCCTGCAAATCTTCAAGGTAAAGCAAAAGGTGAATTTCCTGGATTCATTCCAAAGACAGATGAACCGAATTACCAGAATGCTGAAGGACAAGAAGGTGTCGAAAAACTAGTTGGTAATCCTTTCTTTATAACTGAAAAAGCAGACGGAAGCAGCACAACAGCATTCAAATATAAAGGACAGTTTGGTGTATGTAGCCGTAATTGGGAACTTGAAAGAGATGAAGAGAATGGATATTGGCAAGTGGCGATCCAGCATAAGCTGGAAGAAAGGTTGCCAGAGGGTTACGCAATACAATGGGAGACCTGCGGTCCTAAGATACAATCCAATCCTATGGGTTTCACTGCCGTCACAGGACTTGCCTTTTCAGCATACAATATTGAAGATAAACGTTATCTTGAATTTCAAGAATTTGTCAACTTTTGTACCCAAATGCGATTCCCTATGGTTCATATTCTAACCAATGGGAAATGTTTTTCTTCTGAAGGTCTAGAGCTATTAGGCGAGGGTATGTACTCAAACGGAAAGGAAAGAGAAGGTGTAGTAGTTAGATCACAGACAAACCAATCAGGGCATAAACCCATAAGTTTTAAAGTAATTAATCTAAACTACGAAAAATGAAAAAAAAGAAAACTATAGAAGAAGAAATAAACCTATTCTTGGAATATTGGGATTGCGACGCACAGGTGTCTTTTATACGAAATATCCTTCATCTTTTTGAATTGTATGATGTAGATGATGAAGATGATTGGGTAGAGAGAGAGATTGGTGGAGATAAAGAAGAGGTGCGAACCATACGATTGATTCGTACAGTTTATCTGGTTTCTAAAGTAGCTGAATCGCAAGGAAGCAGATTAGCCTTCATAAGGATGAATTTTCCGAATCTATATAAACGCATGGAAAAACATGGACTTGGAGACCAAGTATGATCATTGACTGTATAGCTGATCTACATGGATATGAACCAGAGCTTCCAGGTGGAGATTTACTCATTCTTGCAGGTGATTATACAGCAGCAGGAAAGTTAACTGAATGGGGAAACTTCTTTCACTGGTTGAATAAGCAGCCCTACCAAAAGAAAATACTTATAGCTGGAAACCATGATAACTTGTTTGAATCTGGATTCCCTAAGAACCAAAAAGAAGCCGATGATCTAAAAGACGTCATAGATTTTTTAGACACTGATGTGGATTTTGAATACCTTTGTGACTCAGGAACTGAGGTGGTTACAGATAGTAACCGACTGAAAATATGGGGTACACCCTGGACACCTTGGTTTCATGGAGTGAATCCAAAATGTAAATCTTTCATGAAGAGTGAAAGTTATATAGAAAAAAAGTTCTCTCTAATACCTAATAATATAGATATACTAATAACTCATGGGCCTATGCTCCATATCCTAGATAATAATATAGACGGATATGCTTGCGGTTCCAAATCCCTTAAGGACGCAATCGACAGAGCTAAGCCCCGCTTTCATGTGTTCGGTCATATACACGAGCAGGGGAACAATCAAATAATGTATAACGGAACTGGATCGAACACGTGGTGCGTTAACTGTAGCTATGTGAATGAAAAGTATAAACCTGTATACAATTATATGAGGTTGGAGATATGAAATTAGAAAGACGAACATCAAAGGATGATGACCAAGACAAGATAGACAGAGCAGTAGAACTTATCTATGAGCTTATGGGTTTAAATAAACAGATTGAGCCTACGTTATGGGCTGGAGCTGTGATATCTGTGTTGGTAATGGGGTATAAAAACTCAGGCTCTTCCTATAAGCACTTTAGGAGAGAGATGAGTGATGCTCTGGATCATTATGCGGATTGGTGGGATGAATAAACAAAAACCAAAGGAGATCTGTATGATAGAAAAAGTAAATGAAGCTGGAGTTAAACTTCGTTTCATAATGTTGGCATTATTTATTATAGCGAGCCTTGTCTTCGCTATTTTCTATGCTTGCGATTGGAAAGCAGAGAAATCATATTCTGGTACTTTAGCGTTTTGGCCTCCTGATATGGTTCCTCATCCTCCTCATTTCCCTCAACCACAACCAAAGCCCAATGAACCTGTTATTGCTCGCGTAGGTTAGTATGTCAGGTGAATGCTGTAAATGCGGTGAGCATTGTTTAGATTGTAAGTGCTTGGTGCTTACAATCTATCCTCCTGAAGGAATGTGTTTCGCAGAGTGTAAACTATGCGCTAATCCATTCGTCAATGATGGAACTTGTGAAAATTGTCTATGGTGTGAAATAAATAATGAGCAAGAACAAGTATCCACATAAAACCATAAATGGTGTCAAAAAACGTATTCATCGCCATATTATGGAGGAACATCTTGGTCGCCTTCTAGAATCTAATGAACATGTCTATCATCTCAACGGAGATTCCACAGATAATCGCATAGAAAATCTCGTGGTTATCCCAAAAAAGCAATATTCCAATCCCCAATCTTAAGTCCCTTCTTGTCTTATATCTTACAAAGTGTAACATAATTCCTTGAACTTACTCGTGCTATGTAGTATATATTTTTTAAAAGCACAGAGGATAAGAATATGCCCAGACTTATAATGGGAACCAAAGGAATACGGTTATGTCAACATTGCCGTGTTAAATTCAGAAAGGAAGCAAAAAACCAAAGGTATTGTTCCGACTGTAGAAAGATGCTACTAAAAAGGTAAACAATGGGTCGCTCACCGAAAGAGATTAAATGGGATGTCGTAGAAAAGAGAATGCAGGCAGGTGAAACAGCATTAAGTATTGCTAGTCGCCATTACATCGACACAGATACGTTCTATCGAAGATTCAAGAAGGAATATGGATGTAGCTTTGGGGATTACAAGGATAAATTTCGTGAGGTTGGGAAGTCAGATATTCTATTCACACAATATATGAAGGCTATGGCTGGAAACCCAAAAATGCTGGAGCTTTTAGGAAAAGAATGGTGTGGACAAGGCAAGAATGAAGTAACCAAATCTCCTTTCGAAGATGTGAATAGCCTTCTGCATGAGAATATGATTCTGAAAGCGCAAATAGATAAACTCAAAGAAGAGAAAGATGGCAACCAGTCCGAAACAAAATAAAAGCTTTGCTGAGGCTACGCACCGTTTCAATATATGGGTTGGTGCTGTTTCATCAGGTAAGACTTAT